GTTATCGCATCGGGTCGTCTAAGCCTTCACACTGATGGTACAGCAGCAGTGGTACAAATTAATGATGAACTTGACGTCGCACCACAACACTGGACTGATGGTTACTTAGTCGGAGTTGAACAAATTTACCTCGGCGTTGACTCAAGTGCTAGTGATGCCTTTGGCCTTTCTCAATGCGCTATTATGCTAGAATGTACTGTTGAAACACTTTCATCAAGTGCTGCTATGGCTCTCGCACTCTCACAGCAATGAGGTGTTATAGTTGCCTGATGTTACCATGAGCGTCGAAGAATATCTTCGTCTACTTGCAGCCGTACAAACAACGGCGGTTGAGACTGTTCAAAGTGTTAGATCGGAAGTTAAAGAAGTGGTAGCTGATGTTAAAAAAGTTAAGCGCAAGGTATCTGCATACCAACGAAGATACGGCAGGGCATACAAGAAACTTCGAAGTAAAGCAACTCTAAAGAGTGGCAAAATGCGTAAAGGCATGACACATAAGAAACTCGTCAAGTTAGCACACAAAGAAGCAAAGCGAGGTGGAAAGAGATGAAGGTGTTCACCCTCAGAGGACGCATACCTAATGGTGAGAAGAAAACCATCATTATTGATGATGGTAGACTAACTCACGGTATGAAAATCAAAGAGTTTCATGTGTGGGGAGTTGACTTTGATTCTTTTGCAGAGATGACTCTATGTCTCAACGAAGAGAATGTTGGTTCTCAATTCGATGCTTCAAATGGCAATCAAATTGCTTGGGCTGCTCAAGCAGGTGCGGCGGGAGTTCCAACCACGGAACATTTCAGCCTTATCGATCCTAATCATGTAATTGTGCAAGATTTGGTAATCAATAACTTTGGGGCTTCAGTTGGAAATTACATGGTTATTCTCGAAGCAATCACATTAAGCGATGACCAAGCAATTTTGGCACTAATCAAGGAGAGACAGCAAGATGACCTCTGAACCTGAAGAAGAAATAAAACAAACTAAGACCGAGCGTTTTGCTCAATGGCTTATGGATCGAGCAGAAAAGAAAGAAGAAAAAGAAACATCTCTTGAATCATTGATGAAGTTCAACATATTTCTTTCAATTGCTACACTGGTCACGGTTGCTGGAGCAACTATGGCAGATTATGCCATGATGGCTTATTTGTGGATCTGATAATATTCACGAATTACAGCCTCTATGTGTGGAGGACAACCGCCTCTTCCCATAACGTGCTTCAATAATTCACCAACAGGTAGCTCATAGAGCCTAAGTTCGGCAGCATTCGAATGCAATCTTTTTACAGCCCTACAAACATATTGTGATTTGTTAGTTTGTTTCTTTAGAATCTCAAGAGTTTGGCGATCAATTGTATATGCTCTGGTTATCTTCATTGACAATCACCATTCCAACAGTCCAAGCATATCCAAATCCATCGAGGTTTATGCGGGAATGCAGCCCAAGGGGCATCAATCATAATGGTTGGATATTCTTCTGCAGCTACCCACTGCTTTTCTCCATAGAGATCGCATTCATTGCAGAATGGATGGGCACTGATCGTATGCTTAAATTCAAACCATTTGACTGGAACTTCATCCATCCATGTCGGATTCATCCTTGACACCTCACGCAATTTGATACAAGTTTGATGTTTATTGGGCAACCAGTCGTCATAAAACTGATTTTCTTGCCATCAACGACGGTAGTTAGGTGTTCAGCGGTTTGATTTGGGCATCCAAAGACTGCCCCGCACATGTTACAGATTACGCACATATATAGCCCGAAGTAGCGACTATATATATATTGAAGGGGTCTAACCATCCAAAAAGTATAGATTCGGAGGACTACGTCCCAATTCCGAACTTACAGCAGTATAGATGTTCAAGGACAGAGACAACATATACTATAAACTACCTTCCTATCATGATAGGTATGGCTAAGAGTGATTCTTTCTTTATCCGAGCAAAAACCGCCTTTAATGGTACGACTTACACACAATCTTCTATTGATTTGGGTGCTTATGTAGATGCGTTGGGCAAATCTGTTCTTCGAATCCACAACATCTCTGTACAGTGGGGTACTCCCCTGGAGGATGCAGACACATCAACAACTAACGCAGGTCAAACCGACGCTTTCCAACTTACCACACAATCCCAAGCAGCAATGGTTGATCTTACCAATAAATCCGTTATCGCATCGGGTCGTCTAAGCCTTCACACTGATGGTACAGCAGCAGTGGTACAAATTAATGATGAACTTGACGTCGCACCACAACACTGGACTGATGGTTACTTAGTCGGAGTTGAACAA